TTACGCTGCACGGCCTGTTGCGTCAAGCGGACTTGTTGGTGTATTTGCCACGGTGATGATTCTCCTAAGTTAGTGTTTTAAAAGTTGAAGGCTGTGGGCCCAGGAAGGAGTAGGGCCCACAGTCCTCAGTTGCAATTAGTTGGTGTAAACCTTGCAAATTGCTTGGTCGGTGATAACACCGAGACCCCAGATTGCGTACCATGCAAGAGCGTGCTCACGACCGAAGTCAAGAACGCCACCGTCACGGAGTTCAACTGGAAGAGAGATAGCATGACCAAAGGCGTTGTCGCCAATCATGATTGACTCGTAAACAGTTGAAGATGTAGCTGGGGAAGTTGCTGAACCCGGAACAGTTCCATCAGAACCGCCAGCTGGGTAAGGTGAAGATGAGCCTTCTGGGTTTCCACCTTGGCCTGGAGCTGTGTTAGCGGTAACTGGTGATGAGTACTGGTCTGAAGGAGCACCAACAGATGATGTGTAGTTAACAACAGATGAAGCAGCAAACTGCTTAACCTGAGTTGTCTCAATGAAGACTACGTCGTAGAGACGACCGATTTCACCGAGCATGAAGTTACCTGGAGCAGCGTACTTCGTAACTTCAATAAACTCTGGGTTAGAGCGAAGGTCACGAGACTGCTTTGGGTGTACGAACTGTACGTAGGTCTCACCCAACCGAGGAATGTTCTTTGAAGCGAGGGTAAGAGCAGCATCCTTGATTGAACCTGTGGTCAACTTGTAGTTACCATTAAGGTCTGAAATCTTGGTACCAGCTGTACCTTCAGCGTAGGTGTTGAAGGTTGTTGATGATGAGAAGCCAGAACGGTCGTAACCAAAGACGGCAGAAGTCGCAGCAGAAAGTGTGTTGCGAGCCTGTACGTCAAGGTACTGAGCCATGTGGCGACCAAGAAGACGTGAAGCAGAAGCCATCACATCGTCAAATGAAGCGTTGAGCAAGAGCTCTGAGACCGCAACTGCATAACCGTGTTCTGCAACGGTGATTGCAATCTGCTCTGCTGTGAGAGCGTTGGTGGTCATACGGACACCTTCAGTAAGAGGTGTTGGGTCTACTGCGAAGTTCTTGTAACGAAGGAAGTTCACACGGAGACCAGGAGCTACACCGAGCTCGGTCTTCTTAACAGCGAACTGTTCAAAACGAAGAATTGGCATTGCCTGGAACAAGATTTCCTTGGACCAGATGGTCTGAATTGCTTGATTCAGTGAGCTGTTAGCACCTGAGTAAGCTGTTGGAGCGCCTGCGAGTTGCGAGGAGCCGGTAATTGCACTTGCCATTGAGGTCAAGTCCTTTCGTTAGTTGAGTGGGGGATTAACCGAACAGTCCCTGACCACGGTTGCTGGCTGCAGTGCCAAGAAGCTTGGCTCTTTGTTTCGCATAATCGGCCAATGACATATCCCTGATTGAATCAGGAGTAGCGATATTTTGTTCCGAATCATTATCCAGGGGTCCTGATGCAGGAGCCGTAATACGGGTTCCTGCCATTTGCTGCTTTGCTGACTGCATTGCAGCTTGAGCAGATTGCAAAATGCTTTGTGACTTCTCACGAAGCACTGCAATGCTCTCTTCAATTTCATCTTCCGTATTACCTTGAATCAAGTCAATGAGCTCAGGAACAATGCTGTCACGTTCCTGCTCTACACGAGCTTGACGATAATTCGTCAAATGATTTAAAGCTTGTTCTTTCTGAAGAAGTGCGAAAGCTTTTTCTCGGTCAAGACGTTCTTGCTCAAGCTGAGCCTGAAATTCTTGCTCCTTCTTAGCGAGGAGTTCTTTGTAAGAAAGTTCTTTCTCTTCCTTACGCTTTGCCTTCTCTGCTTGCTGTGCTTCACGTTCAGCCTTGCGAGCTTCACGCTTAGCAGCTTGCTCTTCACGCTCACGCTTAAGTTGAGCGAGTTCTTCTTGCATTTTTTCAATCTGTGGATACAACTTAGCCTTCTCCTGTGCACGAGCCTTAGCGACATCGTCAGCAGTAAAGCCAGCCATTGTTGGTTCCACACTTCCTTGGACAGCAGCTACAGTTTGTTCTGCAATTGAGTCCATTACTTCTTGATTATCGGCCATTTAGGTCACTTATCTTTCTTATGTCGTTGTCCGAATGCCTTGCGGCGTAGCACGTTGGTTAAGGTTTAACAAGACAATTTCATATCATTTACTATGAAATGTCTGGCTATATGAGTAACTATTTTTATTCCTTGTCTACTGAATTCCTTTGTGGAAGTTTTGTTCCATAGGCATCAGTGACAAGCTTCTCTCGGATGGCAGCTTCTGCTTGTTGCTCCATCATTTCGCCCTGCTGTTGAGCTGGGTCATTAACATTTTGCTCATTAGGAGCGCCTTCAACGCCATCGCCCATAACGTCTCCGTTACCAAGCTCTGTTGGCTGCATAGGGATAGCAGAGTTTCCGTCTGGTCCAGGCATCATTCCGGTCATATCCATAATGGCCTTTTGAATTTGAATCTTGACGAGCTGTAGAGCGCCATCCGCTTCGGCATCTGCCATAAGCTCTTGACGAATCTCTTGGAGCTTCTCTTCTGGGAACTCTTCGCCAAGGGCACGAAGTGCGCCTTCCTTGGACTCCAAGCCCATACCAAGCTTTGTTTGAATCTCGTTCAGGACGATGAGCTTGTCTAGTGGGAGTGGTTGTGGGAACTGAGCGTAGTTCTTGTAGGTAATAGGGTCTGCAAAATCAAGCTGGGTAAGCTGACCATCTTTGATAGGACCATCGGTGTCTGGGTCATACGTGAATTCCTGTGGCTCCTTCAAAGCCAAGGTACGTAGAGCAAGCTCGTTAATCTTCTCTAAGCCAATACCGTATTGAGCTACCTTCTGAGCCCAACGGTTCATAAGTGGCTGGTACTGAATAGAAAGAGCTACACCAGAAGTGTTAGAGATTGGCTGAACTTGTCCAAGAGCTGTCTCTGGGATGTTCATGATTTCGTGCATTGAGCGCTTAAGAAGTTCTAGGTACTTCAGGGCTCCGTCAATTCCCTGAGCACCACCTTCAAGGTTGAAGACTTGAGCGTCTTTTGGAAGACCGCCCCAAACCTTCTTAGCACCCTTTTCTAGGTTAGAAGCTTTAGCACCGATGATAACTGTCACAGGGGAAGCGTGATAGTTAATGATATCTGCGATATCAGTGCTAATTTCGTTGTATGCACGGTTAATAGTGATGATGTCGTGTGCGTCTGCGAGACCCCAAGGCGAACCTGAAACAGGAACATTTGGAATATGTACTACAGGAATCAAACCCAATGGATTTGGGCGTGAGTCAATTAGCTCGTCATTGATGTATTCCTCAATTGTGTCGTCAGTCAAAATTTCAGTGTAAGTAAATACTTGACGAGTACCTTCAAGAGATGTTCCCCAGAAACGATACTTCTGCTTAAAACGTAGCAAACGTGTGCGGTCGTGTGGGTGGAACTCAGGGAAACAGAACGATGAATTCATAGGCAAAAGACGAACACGACCTGGGTGTGCACCACCGGCAGAATCTTGCCAAGGCTCTTCGTAAGCAATCTTTACAAATACGTCACCGGTGATTCCACCTTGTTGCGCCATCTCAAGCAAGACACGCATCTTGTCGTTGTCTACTTCCCAAATGCGCTCAAGGCGGTCTGGAATGATGGCTTCCGTTGCTTTAGGGGAACGGAAGTGGACACCCTTACCGAATACGAAACGAGCTAGGAAGTCGTTAAACGCACGGTAGTAGTTAACTGCAATCTGCATTTCGCCAGTTTCACGGCGATAGCCCCAGTGATGGCCAAGATACATGGCCCAGTTAAGTGAGTAACGGTTGAGGCGTGGACCGTGTACTTCAAATTCTTCATCGGCAAGCTCTACAAGTCCCAAAGGGGAAATGGAGATTGTTAAATCTGAGGATGCTGCTCTATAGGATGGAGGACTAAAGTCAAGAAATGACATTACTTCTTACCCTTATCCTTCTTTGACTTTTTGTCGGTAGCAGCTTCTTTTTTCTTTTTGTTTGCAAAAGATTTCTTAGCAATTTCTTGACGACGTGATTCTTCAGTCGTGTCAATGAATCGTCCACCAGATTGAATGTAGCGCTCATGAACCCAGTGTGATGCCCCTGGATTTGGATAATTGGAATACTTAGCTTTGGCTTGCGCCACAATCATCGCATACAGCTTTTCATTAGCTGGTTTACTGGCCACTACAACTCCTCTTGATAACCCGATAGCCCCCACACTAATGCGGGGGCATACGGATGTCTGTCTAAATTAGTCGTTTACGACTGTTGCAGATTGACGCTGTGTGCGTCCACCTGAGCGAGCAACTTCTTCAATCTTAGCTGCTGAGTTGTCGCCGTTTGTTCCGTGTGCAAACTCGCCCAAGAATGTTGGAGCTTCAACCCATGAGGCTGAACCAACATGTGCACGCTCTGCAAGAGTTTCTGCAGCTGGCTTCTCAAAGACGTTTGCATTGTGGTTAGGGCGTCCTGCTGCAGGAACAAGTCCTTGCATCATGCCCTTCTGGAAATCGCTTGGGACGTCAGTATCGGTTGCGATACCTTCTTCAAAGCGGAGAGGACCACGACGTGTGGTGTTTGCTGCTCCCTTGCGCTCGTACGATTGTGGCGCACGCTCTGGGAACTGTGGTGCTGGGGAAATACCCATTTGGAGACTCCTTAAGGTTTATAGATGGAAGGCCATTCCAGGTAATAGTTTCCTACCTTTTGGCCTAGTTGTGTTGTCTAACTAGAAAAAAGGATTACTAGAAGCAACTACTTCTGGCATTACCAAGTCCTGCGTTAAAGAGCACGCAATAGAAAGAGAGTCAACAAAGTCGTCATGAGAGTAGGCCTCATCAGGGGCTGCTACAAGGAAATTAGGGCCTTTGAATGTTATTTCTGCATCCGTCATTTGCTGGTAGAAACGCTTCCATGTACGAAGGCGCCGTGTCTTTGCATGGGCAGGCCAAGAAATCATGTCTCGTTGAATAAGCGCCTGTAAATGCTTCCATCGCTTTGACTGCTCTGATGGACTAGAGGTGATGGGCATAACCTCTGCACGAGGAACAAGCAGCTTCAAACGTTGGGCTACTGCGTCTCCCACACCGTTGGCATCTACTCCTATAGCAAGGACGTCATAGTTCTCCAAGAAGTTAACAATTTGAAAATACTGTTCTTCCCAATCATCGCCTTGAAGTTCAAGCCAGTTTAAAATACGGTGGTCAAAGTAACCAAACTCATCTGGTCTATCCCAGTCAACCCATACAACGGTAACTACTGTGGAGTCAGTCTTACGTGCAGGGTCAATCCCAACAACAACCGGTGTCTTATGCCAGGACTTGACTAGCTCTTGAGAGGTATCACCAAGCTCATCCATCTTAGACGAGGTAATGAACATACCTCGTTCAAGGAGCCACTTACAGCAGTATGACATTTGAAACTCATCAGACTCTTCACCGATACGTAACATCTCTTTTCGGATAGAGCGCTCATAGTTTTTGTTGTACTTAATAACTTCTTTCCAATCCCACTGAAAGTGGTTTTGGCGTGCACCACGTCCTGTTTGCCGTCTGCGGTTTAACTGGATTGCTTTGTAAAAGTTATTCTTAGAAGTTGTTGGAGTACCGGTCTTAACCATCGTACCTGCATAGTAGGCAAGCATAGGAGAGATTGATTTAGAAACAACAAAGTCGTCAGCTTCTTGGCACTCGTCAATGACGATGAGGTGGAACGACTTAGATTCAATCTTTGCACGAGGGTTAGCGGTCATCATGGTGATGCTGGAACCGGAGTTTGTTAACTTAATCTGGCGAGTAACACCGCCTACACGAGCTGCTTTATCGTCAATTTCCACATCATTTAAAATTTCTAACGCACGCTCAGAAGTAAGGCGAGTCACTGCACGTCCAAAAAGTGTTTCTGCCTGTCCTTCAGTAGGAGCAAATAGCCCAACCCACACACCGTCTTTGAACTTGCCTAACAAGTCTGGATAAAGCTTTGCAAGGCGAGGAAGCAAAATCATAAGAGTAACTACAGTGTCAGCAACTGTTTCAGACTTACCTGACTGACGAGCAGCAAGCGCTGTGATTTCTTCAGCATCGTTAATGATGACTGATTCCATAATGCGACGAGCTAATGGCTTTTGGTATGGATGCAAGTCATGACCCACAAGGACTTTGAGGAAGTCCATCATCTTGTCAATGAGCTTGTCTACAAATTGCTGAGAGAGCTCGTCTAGCGGTTCGTCAATTGGAGGAGTTTCATCCGGCTCTTCGTCTTGAAGATAGAACTCCGGGTTAATTTCCTCAAACTTGGTATCGTCAAAATCAATAGGCACAGGTACTCGTTTCTTGACTAGACCCACCGTGAAGTGGGTCGTCGCCAGACCAAGAGAGAGGTGAAGCAAGAAAAGAATAACACATCAGTAGCGTTTCTTTAGTTCCTTAGCGATGGCGTGGAAAGCTTCTGCTCCTAGCAAAACCTCATCAAGAAGAACGTCATTCTGACTCTTTTGCCATTCGGTAATAAGTCTGCCAATTGTGTACATGCTGTGCTCCATCCACTGAATCAAGTCCGGAGTAGAAATCTTCGCTACTCGTTTCTCTATCCGAGTCTGGGGCTGGAGTCCATCCTGCTTCTTTCGTAAAATCATCGTATGTAACTTCCCGTGTGTTGAGTGCCGATTTTAATGCTTCTTCTTCTGTTTTTATTCCTGTCCACTTTCCAAAGGCTAATGCTTTGTACTTGGGCAATCGTAGCAAATAAGGTTCTGAAGTTCTGAAGGGCTCATCAATTTCTTGAGTCCATCCACGAACAACAAACTTCTTGCCCCAGACAACTGGTAGGTCAATGACCTGGAAAAAATGCTTTGCTCCGATGCTGTGTACCTTTGGCATTTATTTCTTTCTGGGTGGCTTTCCACCATTAGACGGATTTTTACCTGCTTTTTTCTGGTCGTACGTTTTGTACTTTACACTGGTTTGGCCAGCTACAGAGCCCTTGTTAGTGCCACGTTGCTTTTCAGCGTTGTGGATTTGAGCACCACGACTAAACCTATAAAACGCACGTTGTGCTGACTTAGAGAGGGTGCTTACGTCAGCTGGGCCACGAGGCTTAAAGTCAAGCATCTGGTAGATAATTGCGCCCTTAGAACGATTAGCTTTGAATGCTTTCCATTCGTTGGCGTCTACTTCGTAGTAGTTGTAAAAGGTTCCATCACGGAATACAACAGTGAGTTTCTCTTCGTCCTCGTCATAACCTGCTGCAACAGTACGAGGACGTTGAGGGTTAGTGGTAGAAGTAGGAATAACAGTTAAATCTGCGGGGGAGGAATCTTCTCCACCTTGTGGCCCCTTGTAACCAGGGACTTTTAAATCGCCCGTAAGGGGGACGACTTCGTAGAAAGGTCTACTAGAAAAGCCTTCAATAGCATTGTAGAGCGTGTCCATAGACATCGGCTCACCTGCAAGATTGTTATATTGGATTGGATTGTAATAATCCATAGATTGAGCGTCGTTGTACATGACGTCTGTAATCTTATTAAATTCGCCTTTAGAAGAGGCTACTGGCCCACCTTGAAATTCATCACCGAATACTTGTCGCCCAAGAGAGTTGAGCATCTCCTGAGCAGACGGCTTTGGCACTCGGGAATTCCGAGCGCCTCCACCGCCTGCAGGACGAACCATCTAAACTTGGGTTATGCCCAAGGAGTGACTGTGATTGCTGAACCTGCTGCAACGCTTGATGTACCTGCTGCAATTGATTGAGTCTTGATTGTTCCGGTAACGCCAACAGCGGTACCTGAAAGACCGGTCAATGAGAGAGCAGAAGTTGGAGTTGTTCCAACAACAAGGGTGTTAGCAGTGGTTGAACCGTCAACAATCCATGAACCGTTAGCAGTTGCATCAACCGAAGCGATTGTTACCAACTGGCCAGCTGAGAAGCCGTGTGCAGTTGAGGTCAATGACAATAGGTGTGAACCATTGGTACGAGATGCTGCTGTGATTGACTTTGAGGTGTTGGTTGCTGCACCTGCTGTGGTTACAACAAGCTCAAGGTCCTGAAGAGTGTCTACTGCTGTAGCAGTGACTACACCGATAACGCTAGGAACTGTGACAAACGCAGTTGGAGGTGTTCCACCATCTGTGTTGCCTTGGGTGTTAGGGGTGTAAAGAGGGTAGCCATTCCAGCCAGCCTCTGCGATGTTGTGTCCATCCTTGGTGTAATCCAAGTTTGAACCACCATTGGTGGTACGAACATCGTTTGGTTGAAGTGGGAAGTTACCCCACACGAAATCTACTGCTACGTTTCCAGCGGAATCCAGCAGATGACCATCGTTATTAGTAGCCATTTATTTCCTCACAATCATGATTGTCTAAGTCAGCCTCAAGAAGTACTTCTTCGCAAGCCCGGCATTT